TCGCATCGCCTTCATGGTCACCAGTTCACAGGGCAAGCCACTATCTCCGCTTGAGCGCGCAGCAGCATACCAGCGCCTGGTTAATCAGGGCTGGGAGCCGGGCGAGATAGCGAAGAAGGTTAAGCGCTCTGTCGCCGATGTGGATCATCACCTCCAGTTACTTGCCTGCGGCGACGACCTGATCGAGATGGTTCGCTCCGGTGAGGTGGCGGCGACTACCGCTGTGGCGCTGGCGCGTGAGCACGGCCCGCAGGCCTCATCCGTGGCTGTTGAGCAGATGAGCAAGGCCAAGGCCGCAGGCAAGAAGAAGCTCACCCGTAGCGCGGCACTGCCTCAGTTCAGCGCACCCAAAGCACGCAAGTTTATCCAGCTCATTTCCGACCTTGAAGAGGCGATTCCTCTGCCGCCTGCGGCAACAGAAATTCTGACCGAATACCGGCAATTCCTTAAAGACGCTGGCTGGGAGAGTGAATCATGAATACAGCAACAGTCCTTAAGTTCCCCGGCAATGTTCCGGGGTTACAGGAGCAACGCGTGGCCGATACAGATGATGGTTTCATGCGCGTAGCGAATGAGCTTACAGACAGCATTCTGATGGCGGATTTAACGGCCCGCCAACTGAAAATCATGCTGGCTATCATGCGGAAAACCTACGGCTTCAATAAGCCTCTGGACCGCATTACCAACACGCAGATAGCAGCGATGACAGGGATTCATCACACCCATGTTTGCTCAGCTAAGCGCCAGCTAATTGACAGGGGTTTCCTGATAAGCAACGGAGCAAGAATCGGGATTAACAAACACATTTCAATGTGGGAGATGAAGGGCATTAGCCAAAGCAGCGAATCTTTAGCCAAACCAGCTAAACAAACATTAGCTAAGTCAGCTAACACCCTTTCGCCAAAACAGCTAAACACAAAAGACAATATTCAAAAGACAAAAGACATAAATACTTCGTCCGAGAATTCTGGCGAATCCTCTGACAATCCGGTTTCAAATCTTCCTGTTGTTCGAGCTGACGCTGCTGTCTCTTCACCGAAGGGGGAGAAGTGGGGAACTGCTGACGACCTGACGGCTGCTCAGTGGATGTATCGCAAGGTGCTGGAGGTAATACCCACTGCTCAGACGCCTTCCTGGTATGCATGGGCGAACGATATCCGTCTCATGCGCAACGCCCTGAACGTAACCCACAAAGAAATATGCGAAGTGTTCCAGTGGGCAAACGCCGATGATTTCTGGCAAGACAACATCCTTAGCCCCTCAAAGCTGCGCAAGCAGTGGTCGACCCTCAAAGCGCGAATGAACAAGCCGGGACGTAACCTGCAACAGCAGGCGCCACAGCAACCCGAATATCACTGGAACAGCCGCCAGGCATGGGAGAACGATTTCTTATGAGAGACCTGATTTCAGCAATTCAGCATCGCGACGGCAGCGCGCTGGCGCTCATCGCTGGGGATGGGCCGCTGCCGGATGAGCGCGGCGTGCATGAGGACGTTGAACGGCTGGTGGACATGCTCTTCGCCAACCTGAAACAGCTCTTCCCCGCATCGGTCAGCACTGCGCTGAAAGACCCGAAAAACGAGGACCTGGCGAAGAAGCAATGGATCGCCGCCTTCGCCGAAAACGGCATCACAAACAGGGAGCAGCTCGCCGCAGGCATGAAGCACGCCCGCGCCAGTCTCTCGCCGTTCTGGCCTTCGCCAGGTCAGTTTATCGACTGGTGCAGAGAAGGGGAGCTACAGAAATCCGGGCTGCCGGATGCCGACGGGCTTGTCGCTATGGTTCACACCTACTGTGCCCGCCGCGGTTACTACGACGCGCCAGAGGCTTACCCGTGGGAACACCCGGCGCACTACTGGCTGATCACCTCGCTGTACAGCGGCATGCGTGCCAACACCTGGACCGAAGCCGAGCTGCGCAAGCGCGCCGCCGCCGAACTGGCGCTGATGGCCGCACGCATCAACCGGGGTGAAGAGATTCCGGCGCCGCGCGCCATGCTGCCTCAGCTTGGAGGTAAACCGCTCGGTCAGAAAGAAGGGCTGGCGAAAATCGCAGAGATTCGTAAGAAATTTGGCATCCGGGGAGGCCGGGAATGAGTATCGAACAGAACAAAAACCTAGTGAAGCAGGGGCATGAACTGGCAGTGCTGCTGGGCACGCTGAATAAAAACCCGGAAGCGGCATCTCTGGTGCAGCGCCTGGCTACGGCGCTGGACGTGACTACCCTGGCGGTGCGCGAAATGACGAAGCAGCGCGACGCACTGGCGGCTGAGCGTGACGCCGTCAATGCCGATAACGCTTATTTGCGTGACAGTGTTCTATGCTGGGCCAGAGAGTGTGACCGCATCACATACACCCACACCAACAAAGTTACCGACGCTCACCAGATTGAGGCCATGCAGGAGCTTGCTAACACGCTACCAGCCACCGACGCATTCCTGCGCGAAGTGCGGGCGCAGGGCGTGGATGAGTTTGCTGCTGCGCAAAGAGAGTTAGCTAACAAATCCTGCTACGGATACCGCTCAGATATAGCTGGCGTGGCTGCTGTATTCGCCAACAAGTTGCGTAAAGGCGGTGCCGCATGAGCATTGTCAAAGGTCAGCTTATCAGCAGCCAGCGTTACCTGGATCAAGAAAAGGTTGCCGATAAAGCATCCCGTTTTAAGCGATTTATCGTCTCTGTTTATCCCATTGTTCTGCGTGGAGTTCAGTACACCATCCTGATGGATGGTCATCACAACTACGCTGCGGCAACGCTCGCTGGCGTGGAACCTGATTACCGCCCAGTAAGAAAAAAAGTTCTTCGCATTCTCAGTGATATGTCGGTCGCCGAGCGGGAGGCGTTTTTTATTAACAACATCACCGACAGTCACTACTACTTCGTTGAAACAGGTGAAGTGGTTCCTGAATTGGTTATGCCTGAAACGTCCTGCAAGCTCCAATGTCACGCAGGTAACCGGTGGATTTTGGGAGGCGCCGCATGACCGACATAGCAAAACTGAAAGCGGCGGCAGGCGTGCTGCTGAACGCGACGGAAATCTCAAATCAGCTTCGGCATCTGGCAGACAACGAAATAGACAGCGACTCGTTCGCTGTAGTCACAGAGAACTACAACGGTCGAGAGGTTGAGTTTGAGCGCCCAATAACCGATCTGGCGCTTGACGCCGCGGGCGTGATTGACGAGCTGATAGCTCAAAACGACGCATTGGTCGCCGCTCACGTGAACCTCAAGCTTCTGGCTGACGTGTATAGGCAGGCGTATGAAGAAGCGCTGGAGCATTACAAGCCTCGTGAAGCGCGGGTAACAAAACTCGTGCTTGATAACGAACGCAGCTGGGAAATGCTGTGTGAAAAACTGGAGGCCGCAAAGAAGCAAAACGCATTGGACGTTCAAATCAAGGCCAGACTTTGCAGAGAGAGTAATAGCCTGCATGACAGGGTGCGAGAAGCTGAGAAGCGCATCGCTGAACTGGAGGCGCGCACCGTCACTGTGGAATTGCCACGCGGCTACGCAGGGCCTTACGGCTCGATGGTGTATGACGCAGGCGCGGTAGAGGCGGCGCTGGAATTGGCTGGCATCAACCTTGAGACAGGGGGTGAGTGAGAATGTCTACACTGCAAGCGGTATTGCTGACTATTGCGTTTGTCGCCTCGGTAATCATGCTTTTTAAACTGGAGCTACTGCCATGACACTGAGCAAAGAGCGGCTGGAAGAAATTGAATCTGTCCTGTCAGCCGGGGCTTTAGGTTACTCCATCGATCGTGAAGAAGTGTTGGCAATGGCCCGCGAACTGCTGGCGCTGCGGGAGCGGGCGGAGCCGGTGGCTTACATGTGGATGAGCGACAGGAAAGATGTCGATTTGGCAGGATACTACCGACCAGAACATAAAATCTTCGCTGAGAGTTCCGTTAAGCAATATGGCGGGGAGGTGGTGGCGCTCTACGCTACACCGCCCGCGCCGGTGGCTAAGATTCCGGGTTTTCGCAGTAAAGATATGAACGACGGCTATTCTCCAGATGCCTTTGCATGGAATTCTGGCATATCTGAGTGCGCTGAAATGCTGAAAGAGCAGGGCTATCAGGTGGAGCATGTGGAAGGCACCCTTGGTGTGCTTACGGAACAATCAGCGCCGGTTGTGCCTGATGCATACGAAATAATTGCCGAAGCCTGGCGGTTAATGGATGGGATGAATCCCGAAACGTCTGACTGGCATACCGCAGCATCGCTCTATCTGAACGCCTGTTACGCCGCCATGCTTAAGCCAGCGCAGTCGGTGGCCGTGCCTGATTTCAAAAAGCTCAGCCGTGCGCTTGTTGAAAATCTCGTTGATTGCGACGCCGCAGACGACAGCGCGATGAAACAGTATCTGGAATGGACTGAGAAAACCCTGCGCGCCGCCATCGCAGCGCCGGGTAAGGAGGGGTGATGGATAAGAGCAGAGAGCAGTTTGAAGCCGCAATAAATCAAAAGTTTGGTGACCTTATCGACCAGCGTGTTTGTAAGAACAGCGATGGCGATTATATGGCGTGGGATATGCAGGTAGAATGGTGGGCATGGCAGGCATCCCGAGGAGCGGCGGAAATTGAGTTGCCTAAATATCATGACTACACAAACCAGGACACAACCAGAACTCAGGCTGAAAAGTCAGCATACAACTCAGGCGTCTACGATAGCGCTGATGCCATCCGAGCCGCCGGGCTCAAGGTTAAGGGGGGGTGATGCCTAAATCAGCAGCCGAGCGTAAAGCATAAATAAGGCCCTTCGGGGCCTTTTTGTTTTATCATTGCTTCATGCATGGAGACTGAGCTTATGATGAAAAAGAATCGCCTTACAGCGAGGCAACAGTATAAGCTTGATATCGAATTGATAAAGTCGAAGCCGATGAATAGAACTGAGGCTAAAGCTCAGCTTGCGGCCAAGTTGCGCATACAAAATTATAAAGGGAAAAAGGCAGGAGGAGGCGCAAAGAACGCCAAAGCATCCCTTGAGAAAGCTAATGCTTTACGCTTCGGAGAGCGTATAGTTGAATCGGTTGATACTGAACGCATATCAGATAGCTCCAAACGATGGAGAGGGAGGACTGCTGACTGATGGCTGACTGGAATATTGCTGCAAAGCCGCAGGAAGAGCGCGACAAGGTTAACGTTGACCTGGCAGCCTCTGGAGTGGCGTACAAAGAGCGCCTGAACATGCCGGTTATCCCCGAAGTGGTGATGCGTGAGCAGCCCGAGCATTTGCGTGATTACTTCCTTGGGCGTTTGCGTCATTATCGAGAAGTAAGCATCAGCCTTCCTAAGGCTGGCGACCCACGTTACATCAAGAATGAAGAGGTAAAGTAGCATGACTTCTGAGGCATGGAGCGCCGTAGCAGGCGTTGCATCAGCTATAGCAGCTTCCGTGAGCCTTTTCATCACATGGAGAGGGCTAATCTATCAAAAGGC